GGTCCATGGGGTAGAGTAGCTAAATTAGCATTAACTGGACTTTCTTTTGTAGCCGGTAAACTTATAAAATTAATAGGTACTGCTATTGAGATAGATGCTGAACAAAATGATAAACTATTCAAAAGTTATAACAAGTTATCAGCTAGTGGTTTAGGGGCAGCAAATGGCCTTGAAGGGGTAATAGATAGTCTGCATAGATTGAATTTTACTGCTTCTGCAGAAGAAATGGAAAAATTCACTGAACTGCTAGCATCTAACTCAAAAGAATTAAAACTATTAGGAGCTACTGCAGGTGAAGGAGCACAAAACTTTGCAAAAGTAGCAGGAGAATTATCAAAAAGCAAAATAGGTGAACAATTAGAACGTTTAGGCGTTACCGCAGATGAACAACGTGAACATACATTACGATATATGGCTCAACAAAATCGTATGGGGTTGATGCAAGGTAAGACACAATCTGAATTAATTAGAGGGTCACAACAGTACATTGAAGAATTAGATAAAATCGCAATGTTGACCGGTGCTAGTCGTAAAGATCAGGAAGAAGCACGTGCCGCAATTATGGCAGAAAATGAATTACGTGCGGCAATGTATGAGGCAGAAAAAAATAAAGATACAGAACTATCAGCAAAATTAAAACAAGCTTTTGAGCTAGCAGCCAATTTAAGAGTTATGGGTGATACAAGAGGGGCAACTGGTGTATCAAAATATGCTGCCGCTGGCTTTAATCCCACCGATGAGATATCTGGTGCAGCCATGCAAACATACAACCAAGCCTTAACTAATATTTCACAAGGTAAAGGTGGAAGTGCTTCTGAGAATTTAACAACAGCACTAAAAGGTTTACAAACTAGCATGGACAATTATGCAGGCGCAGCCAAATATGGCGGTGACTTTAAAGCCCTACAGTCAGTAGATATGGCTAAGGGAGCTGATATGGTTCTTGCAGGTAGAAGATTTGAAGAAGAAAAACTTAAAAATCCAAATGTAACTATAGATCAAGTATTAGAACAAATTCAAAATGAACGTAAAGCAAGTGATGAAAGATTAAAAGCCACTGTAGCAGGTAATAGAATGCAACAAGCGGCTGCACAAATAATGGATAAAGTTGCTTTTAGTATTAACACAGCCGCAAAAATAAATGAAATAGCGGCAACAAAATTTAAAGAAGCTGTAGACATGTTCTCAACCGCAGTTGGTGTAAAACCTGTTTCCGGTGGAACAAATAGAAATTCTGTTACACCGCCTTCAACAATTCCGGCAATTCCAATGGCACCAGGTGCGCCACCTAATGCCGGTTCATCTGCATTAGGTGGCATGGCTGATCAACGTAGATCAGGATTAGAAGGAGCATCACAAGGTATACCAACTCCATTACCTTCAAATCTGACTCCTAAATCTAGAGGTATGAAACCGGTAGCTGCTAATACACCAGATGATGTAATGAAATTAATTAAATTTCAAGGTGATGCATTGGGTACTAGATCACATTTTGATGCACTAGATCCATATGTCAAAAGAAACTTTATGGACATGATTGCTGAATATGGTAAGCCGGTACAAATTAACGCGGCTATGCGTTCACATCAAGAACAACAAACATTATATGATAAATGGATAGCAAACGGAAAAATAGGTAATCCAGTTGCTAAACCGGGTAGTAGTAAACATAATTTTGGTAGAGCATTGGATTTGAATAGCAGTCAGGTTACTGATTTGGCTAATAGTGGATTACTAACTAAGTATGGTTTCAATACTATTCCTAATGATCCTCCGCATATTGAAATGGCTAGATTCGGCGGAGTCTTTAGTGGTCCAGAATCTGGTTATCCAGTAATGTTACACGGTGATCAGGAAACAGTTGTTACTAAACCTCAATTTGATGAAATGGCTAATGGTGTAAAAAAAGAAAGTGTAGCTACTGCAATGTCAAATTTATCTACAACAACTACAAATACAATGGAATCTCCAAGTGCAATACTACAAGAATTACTAGATTTAATGGAAGATAAATTTGACACAATGATTGATAGGTTAAGTACCGGTAACGACATATCAGATAAATTATTACGCAATTCAATGGTTTAACACTAAATACTAGATAAAGTATCTACTATGACCTACAAAAAACGCTTCTCTAACAAATCTGGCATGTCCAGTCCCATTTCTGGATTTAATAATAATACCGGTGCATGGAACGGTAGTCCAGGACAAAATGGTAGTGACACTGGTGGTTATAACAATGCTGAAATGGGTTATAAAAACTATCGTAGCCGGCTTCCAGAAGTCTATACAGGTCACCCAAATCGCATTGAACGCTATAACCAATATGAAATGATGGATGTTGATGCTGAAATTAATGCTTGTTTAGACATTATATCTGAATTCAGCACACAAACAAACGAACATAATAAAACACCCTTTGACTTAGATTTCAAAGATGAACCAACACAACATGAAGTTGAACTATTAAAAACTCAACTACAACAATGGTGTAAACTAAATGAGTTTGACACTAGAACATTTAAAATATTCCGTAATACTATTAAGTTTGGTGATCAGTTATTTGTACGTGACCCGGAAAACTTTAAGTTATATTGGATAGATATGACTAAGGTAATCAAAGTTATTGTTAACGAAAGTGAAGGTAAGAAGCCCGAACAATATGTTATAAAAGACATTAACATTAACTTACAGAACTTAAGTGTAGCACAAAAAACAAATACAGACTTTGCCGCTAATCCAGCTACTGGTTTAGGTGGTACAGGCGGAGGTGGCGGTGGCGGTGGATACACAGTCCCGAGTATGCCCTATAATACAAGTGGTAGTCGTTTTACATTAGGACAAAGTGAATCAGCTATTGATGCTAAACATATTGTTCATTTAAGTTTAACAGAAGGGCTAGACCGCTTTTGGCCCTTTGGTCAAAGTATTTTAGAAAACATCTTTAAAGTCTATAAACAAAAAGAATTACTAGAAGATGCTGTTTTAATCTATCGTGTACAACGTGCTCCGGAACGTAGAATGTTTAAGATTGACGTTGGTAATATGCCAAGTCACTTAGCTATGGCTTTTGTTGAGCGTATTAAGAATGAGATTCATCAAAGACGTATACCAAGTACACATGGTGGCGGTAGTGTAGTTGATGCTAGCTATAACCCATTAAGTATGAATGAAGATTACTTCTTCCCAGTTACTGCTGACGGAAGAGGATCAAGTGTTGAAGTGTTGCCCGGTGGACAAAATTTGGGTGAGATTGATGACTTGCGTTACTTTAACAACAGATTAGCACGTGGTTTACGTGTGCCAAGTAGCTATCTTCCAACTGGCCCCGATGATAATCCTACTCCATTAAGTGATGGACGTGTGGGTACAGCGATGATCCAAGAGTTTCGTTTCAATCAATATTGCGAAAGATTACAAAAGTATATTAGCCAAAAGCTAGATGAAGAATTTAAATTATTCTTACGTTGGAGAGGCTTGAATATTGATAGTGGTTTATTCCAATTACAGTTCAATCCACCACAAAACTTTGCGGCTTATCGTCAAAGTGAGTTAGATACAGCACGTATTACTTCTTTTAGTGCGATTGAGCAATATCCATACATCAGTAAGCGTTTTGCTTTAGAAAGATTCTTAGGATTAACTGAAGAAGAAATCAGTAAAAATGAGAAGATGTGGCGTGAAGAAAATGATAAAGAGATTGAAGTTGAACCACAAGGTAGTGATTTACGTAGTATTGGTGTATCAGTGGGTGACATTGAATCTGATAGTCAAACAGGTGAAGATATGAATGCACCTGAACCAGAAGATGGATTAGATGGTATGGAAGTAGCCGGCCCAGTTGGAAATGATGCAGCCGGCATGGCAGGCAATGTTCCTGGTGGTGCGCCCGGACAGATTTAAGATAAATAGATTTATGAAATTATTTGAGATGTTTACTCCCGCTATTGAAGGTTACCAAGATGTAGAGTCTGATAACAGTAAACCAAAGTGGAAAGAAAGCCGTAAAACTAAATTAACATTACGTCAGATTCGTAAATTGCGTAAGATGAATGATGTTAGAAATTATGAAAAGGCTAGTTATCTTAAAAAGATTCATGCACAATATAGTCAGCCGGCTCCTGATCAACCGCAGATATAAGTTAAAAAATCTCTTATTCTAGGCAAAAACGTAAAAAAACAGCACTTATTGTGCTGTTTTGCCATATACGCACTAAATAATTCTACAAAGCCATTTACTTAGGAGAACACACAATGGATAATAAAAAATTTGAACAACTTATTGATTTGATTATTAATGAGAATGAAGAACAAGCTAAAGCATTGTTTCATGATATCGTGGTTGAGAAGTCACGTGAGATTTATGAATCAATGATGGATGAAGAAGGCATGATGAACCAGCCATCTGGTCAAGTACAAGATTTACTAGATGAAATCGGTAGCGAAGAACAAGGCATGGCAGAAGCCGAAGATGAAGAATTTGATATTGCTGACATGGATGATGGCGAAGGTGATGAAGAATCTGTTGACATTGAAATGGACAGCGAAGAAGGTGGCGAAGAAGGTTTAGAAGACCGTGTTGTTGACCTAGAAGATAAATTAGACCAGTTAATGGCTGAGTTTGAAGAAATCATGGGCGGTGATGATATGGGTGATGACGACATGGGTGATGAAGAAGGTGACATGGATGACATGGGCGGTGACGACATGGACGGCATGGACGACATGGGCGGTGAAGAAGATCCTATGATGGAAGCTATCACATTGAAGAAAGTTTCTGTAACTCATGGTGACAATGGTGTTCAAACAAAGAGTACAAACTTAAACAACAGCGGTCAAGCTGGAATGGACAGCAAGCCAGTAAAATTCAGTGGTGCAAGTGAAGCAGTTCCAACAGGACCAAAAGGCCCAACTAATGCATATGCAAAAGGTGAAACATCTGTTAAAGGTGCAGGTTCATTTAAAAATGCTCCAGCACAAAACAATGCTGATTTAACAGCCGCACCTAAGCCAGTCACTAAAGACGAAGCAGGTAAAGTTCGTAGCCCAGTAGCAGAGTCACGCAAGTCTCCTGCTAAAAGACGTATTTAAGGAATCTGAGAGCAATGGCTTTGTATCTCAAGGAGCATCTGACATTTGACCGAGCCGGTATGGTTGTTGAATCTGTCAGTGAAGGCGACAAGAAGAACCTTTATATGAAAGGTATCTTCATTCAGGGCGGGGTAAAGAACGCAAATGAGCGTGTTTACCCCGTGTCTGAAATTGAAACTGCAGTCGGTACTCTAAATGAGCAAATTACAAGTGGTTACTCTGTATTGGGTGAAGTAGATCATCCAGATGACTTAAAAATTAACTTAGACCGTGTATCACATATGATAACAAGCATGTGGATGGACGGAGCTAATGGTTTCGGAAAGTTAAAGATTTTACCAACTCCAATGGGTGAATTAGTTAAAACTATGTTGGAGAGTGGTGTGAAACTCGGCGTTTCAAGTCGTGGTAGCGGTAACGTGAATGACATGGACGGCAAAGTGAGTGACTTTGAAATAGTCACTGTGGATATTGTCGCACAACCTAGTGCACCCAATGCTTATCCTAAAGCAATTTATGAAGGTATGATGAATATGCGTCATGGTCATAAGATGTTGGATATTGCAAAAGATGCGCAGGGCGATAAGAAGGTACAGAGATATCTGAAAGACGAAGTGGTTCGTCTTATCAAGGATCTCAAAATTAACAAAGGGGATTAAGCATGTTAGATGCTATCAAACCATTACTTGAGAGTGGATTAATCAATGAAGAAACTGGTGTCGCTATAAACGAGGCATGGGAATCTAAATTGAATGAGGCTCGTGAGCAAGTACGTGCAGAATTAAGAGAAGAATTCGCACAACGTTATGAACATGACAGATACGTGATGGTAGAAGCCCTTGATAAAATGGTCAGTGAAGGACTAAAGACTGAGATTGAAGAATTTCAGACTGAACGTCAAGCAATGAACGAAGACCGTGTGATAGCGCAACAAAAATTGCGTGAATCAGCTACAAAATTCAATAACTTCATGGTTACTAAACTAGCCGAAGAAATTAAAGAACTACGTAGTGAGCGTAAACTACAAATGGAAAGTCAAGAAAAGTTAGAACAATTTATTGTTCATGCTTTAGCACGTGAAATTAAAGAATTCACA